CCAATTTTGACCGACCTCACGTACTGAAACGTTGTCAAAATTTATAGTACCACCAACAGATACAGATTGTTGACCTATTATAATTTGCGTTACAGTCGTATATAAATAATATGTAAATTCTTGATAAACATCTACCTCATCAAAACTTAAGCCAGTATCTACAAAAGTACTGCCGTTAAATATTTTAATATTATGAGATATATTTGATGCTTTAGCCTTAAATGTTACTTTATAATATTTGTTAGCGGTTACAACACTATTTTGTCTTATCCAAGCAGTATTTGTTGTTGCAGTTGTTTTGATAGTTCCATTATCCCAAGTTGAAATAGATGCATAGCTTGCCCAACCATCTATGTTGTTTGTGAAATCTCCATTTGTAATCAGCTGCGCCCCCTCTTGAGAAAACGAGCCGTTAGAAACCTCTTGTACACCCTCCTCTGAAAACGATGGATTTTGCACTAAATTACTCGATAGTATCTGTACGTTTTCAACAAGACCTTGAGCATTTACGCGCGTGGCGGCGCTATTACGTGAAAATTGAAAATCTCCGCTCCCGTCGTCTGGTTTTATACATAGTGCCTCGCCATTATTGTAGGCGGTTGGTGTTAGCACTAAACTACTTCTATCGAGTAAATTTGACATATTATTGTATTTTTTCTATTTTATCTAAAATTGCTGTGGTACAGGTTTGGTTTTCGTAATATGTTGCTCTCGCTTGTAAAGTAGCGAGTAAATTCGGTATACCACTACCGAATAACATCATCATAACTCTGCGCCTACTCATTATAGCGTAGAATCAAAGTAAGAATCCAAAGCCGTTTTTAAAGCTGCAAAACTTGCGTATGCCGTTCCTGCCTCGTCTTGTAAATCCGAGTAAATTGTTTTATCTAAAACACTAACGTTATTAGTTGTTTTAATGATAATAAAATCCCCTTGCTTTTGTCTTTGGATTTCACAATACGCAGGGTAGCGGTATTCGATTCCGTTGTTTAAAACTAGCTCTTTTGTTACTGTATCGACGTAAATTTTCATTGTTTATATATTTATTAAGTTGTTACTGATATTGTCCACCCTTTAGCCTCTAGGCTTGCCTTTGCTGCTAGTCCTACAGAGCTAGGAGCTTGCCCTCCCGTTTGGTCAAAAGTTCCGTTAATCTGTCCTGCGACATCTAGGCTTTCGAGTATGTTATCTATTGATTGTGTATTCAATCCTGTATTTCTAAAAGCCTGCGTGAAATTTGTTGCTGTGCAATTATCAAAAGCGTTAGACGGGAAAGTCTTTAGTAAAAGACAACCTTGCCACGTTGAAATAAAAGACGTACCGCTACTAAAATCTAACAAAGGAAACTCCGTTAAAACTGCGCAATCTTGCCACGTGCTATCGAAATCCTCGCCTTTGCCCGTATCTATTAAAGGGAAACTTGTTAAAGCCTCGCACTCGTCAAAGGCTTGCTCGAAATTAACAACGTTTGAAAAGTTACCTCCGTCTGTTGCGCTTATAGTTAAATTTGTGCAACCGCTAAAAGCGTCCTCTTGACTCGTAGAGCCTAGTCCGTATATCCCGAAATTGGATAACTCCGTTATTTTAAGTATATCCGCATTACCCGTAAAATCAAACGCAGGGAATACACCCGAAATACTTACTTTGTGTATGCCAGAGCCAGTCGGAAACGTAATTAAATGGTCTCCCGTTAATCCTGTAGCGCTATATCCCTCGTCTGTAGTTACATCATATAGGAAAGTTCCTGCGCCCGTTGTGATATTAAAAAAGTCTGAGGTCGCTATAATATCGGTATTCACGTTAAACTCTAAAAAGTTAGTACTTTCGTTATTAAATATAGTGAAATCCGTTGCAAAGTTACTTAAAAAATACGCTTGGTTATCCTCTCTAGCTTTTAAGGTTACTGTAGAGCCATTCATGGCGCTTTTTTCGCCTCCCGTTCCTGCGATTATTGTAACCTCTCCGCCGTTCCAAACTCCTATAATTCTATAGTTTCCGTTTCTGTCTAAAAAGATAGCACAATAGTCTTGGTACATCAATTTAAAAGCGTTTAACGCCTCAAAACTACGAGGCAATGTAAAAGATAAGTCTTGCGACCATTCGATGCCTCCGCCCGTTATTTTAGCGCTTTCGGTATAGCTAATATTTACAGCCTCGTACTCATAAATTGTAGTACTCGGAAAGCTCGTAATATTTTGCGCGTCGGGATTTGAGAGCTTAGAGAAACCACCAAACAAAACATCGCTAACCCCATACTTTACGTAAGGGAATAGATACAGCTTATCTATGCCACCTTGAAAGTCTTTACAAGACTCTGTATATCCTCTTTGTATTGTACAAATTGCCATATATTACTAGTATGAGATTATATCGTCTGGACTCTGTGGGTACGGATTTTCTATTCTATTAGACGGATTACCAAAATACCAACCGCTACGATTTGATACGTGTTTCGATGCGTCTACTCCGTCCTGTGTTGTCTTATATTCGTCTAAATGGTTTATTATTATCCAATCCTCAAACCTATCTATAAACGTATCTGCCATGCCTGCGTAAGTATTTGACAATCTAGTCAACTCCTCCGCAGTCATTAACTGAGCGTTATCTGACGTATGCGAAACAGAGCCTCCATTTGCAACCATATAGTTACTAATTAGCACGAAATTTGCTACCGTTTGATATTTGGTTATCGGTTGCACATATTTAGTGTATAATTCAAGGTATAATCCTGTCAAATTACCTGCGTCTGCGCCTGCTAGTATTACGTCGTAAAGTTCCTGCCCTAATAATGGGAGTATTGTAGTGTTTTGTACGTCTGAAATCACAAATACAAACTTGTCGTCGTCCACATTACCGCCTACTACGGTAGATTGTTTAATCTCTGTCGGGGATATAAATAAAAATTGTGCCATATCTTATGCGTTATGAGGTTTAATAGATACTATATTCTCATTTGTAGGTACTTTGTATCCCTTTCTACGTGCCTCTGAGGTACTAATAGTTTTAGCTAGAGGCGAGTTAACGTCTAAGCTACTACCTTTCTTTAGGTATATCTCTCTTTGCCATTTGTGGCGACAAGTTCCCTGCGGAAAGTTATCCGACATTTTACCTCCGCCTTTATATAACCAAATACTATAGTTATTTGTACCGCCTAGTCCAAATCCGTCGTTTATTCCTGCCTTATTCATTTGCAAAATATCCTCTTTGCGATATAGCTTATTAGCTTGCATCATTTTTTTACAAAATTCTCTCTGTGGATTTGGGTTTCCTACGTATCTGTATCGTATAGCTATCTCTTTGCTATCCTGCGCACTCTTTGAGTTAGGTCTAGCCGTTCCTGTAGACGTTGCAAACTCTACCAAATCGTACAAATCGCCGTCTGTATCGTAATCTACCTCCGCACTACTTAGCATCGTCCACTCTGAGGCGTCTAGGGTTTCGCCTAACTCTATTAAACAATCTGCTAACTCTGTAGGCGCTCCGTCGCTCATGCATACGTGAGAGCTAAGCTCTGCGGTTTCCTCTTTTACTTCTATTTTCTCCTCTGTTAAAGGCGCAAAGTATAAATCTAGGTTAATCCCGTAATGCACTAAAACCTCCTCTAAAGACTCGATAACAAAGTCTTGTTTTGGCTTTATTACTCGCTTAATAGTTTGGCGCTCGCTCATATCCATCTCGTCGGCTACAGAGCTAAAACCACTCGCAGACGATAAGCCTACTAACGACGGCGATATTACTCTGTGCGCAGTCATTAACTGCGTTTTAGCTTGCTCTTGTAAGCGTATCCCATTGCTTATGAACGCTACCATTAACAGGGAACGGCGTTACGTCTATTGCTACCTCTTGGTCATTAAAACTGATAATAAAATTCGACGCGTTCGAGCTAGAAACTAGTTTACGTTTAACCTGTCTTTCGAATTCCTCTTTCTCCTCTGGAGTGTAATTTGTTCCGTTTGGTATATTGATAATATAGCCTGCGCTTAATCCGTTTTTAATAGACGAGATATACATATTAGATAGCTCCTCTTCAATTTCAGCAAATACTAACGCCGAGCTATAACCTGGACCACCAAAATACTCGTTACCTACAGTGTAAGGTCTAGCTACAAACATAGAGTTTCCTTTTTGCGCTCCAAACGCAGGGAATGAGATAGGCGTGTAATCTATATCCGTATATTTCTGCCAATTTCTAGAAAACCAATACTTCTCTATTTCGTTTTTTTCGTTTGCAATCGCAGGAATTAACATCTCTTTAGGTACGTGAGTTAAAGAATGTAACTCGCCGCCCTTGCTTTCGATTATCTCAAAAGAAAACTCGCCGAAAACTTGAAAGTCTCGCACCATTTTACGCAATTCTCTAGGTCTTAATATCGTTTGTAGTCTACCCCAACCCTCAGCGCCTAAAGCTCCGCTCGATGTACGTAGTCCTTTACCATATATTAAGGTAGTATAGGACTCGTTTATACTCGCATTTGTAGGCGAGCCGTTATTTCTATCTATAATGTAATTATAGTACTGATTTAATCTGCCGTTCATTACCCAATCCCTAGACTTGTCCTCCATTAAAGGCGGTCTAACGTAGTTCGTGAGTGTTATTAATTTTATCTCGCTCATATTATTACCATCTGTATATGTTATCCGTTAGCTTATAGGTTTGTGAGTTCTGAGTAGTTGCTAAAACTAAGCCTCTGTAAACTATCTCGTTAGTTACTGAGTCGGTTAATTTTAACTGATAGCTACTTTCGTCTGTAAACGTATAGTCAAACGTAAAAGAAAGCTTATAATCGCCGCCCGTTGTATAAGTTGGGGTTTAAATCTGTAGACGTTCCTAAAGTACTATCCGTAACTGTAAGCGTCAATACATTAGACGTTGAAAATCTAGGTACTAACTTTATAGTGTGAGTCGTCAATCTAGGGTTTACTATCATAAAACAAACTTGTATATAATTAAAACGAAAAAAGTCTCGTTTTGTTTCTATTAAGCAAAAAAAAAGCCTCACAAATTAATGCAAGGCTCTTTAAGAGAATAAAACTAAATTAAGATACTACCGCTAAAAAAGAGGTTTGTGTAGCCGAATCTAAGAAAGGCGCCAAATCTTTAGTTGTTGCGATTCCTGTTAAGGTGTACATATTTCCGTCGGTTTTAGCTCCGCCCGTCGATGCTACGACTGTAAAGTCGATACCGTCGTCAAGTCCTAAAGCTATATAGTTTCCGTTTCTGTCCACTACTACAGCCGACGGATACCCTGCGGCTAATAGATTAAACTCAGCATTTGTTGCTGCGTCCATAGATTTTAAAACGGTTGTTAGCGTTTGAGTATTTACTCTGCTGCTAGTATTTCTGTCTCCTACCATAGACTGCTCTAGTGTATTGCCGTCTCCCTCTAAAGGATAAGCAAACGCCGCAGTCAATAGCTACATTCATTGCCGTAGCCTCTCCGTTCAAAACAGTAAAAGCATCTGGTAAGCTGTCAAAGAGGTATAGCGTAGACTGACCGCCAAGACCGTCCTTACACACTTTAGCTCTCCCCGATGTAATTAAACACGCCATAAGTTGTTGATTTTTAGATAGTTAACCAATTAGTTAACTGTTATATATTATTTTAAAAAAGGGGAGGCGGTTAAACCTCCCCATTATATTACTATGCTGTAGTAGTAAGTAACCAAACTATTTCAGTTCCGTAAGAGTACCCAACAGCTCCACCAAATACAGACTTGTATAAAACGTTTCCGCTCAAATCTACCTCGTCAAGGTCTTTTACTCTAATAGAGGTTGCATCTGAGACTAACCCTGTACCCATAGTGATATTAGACTTCTCGAATAATACTACCGTATTGTCTGGTAAAGCATTTACAACTTGCACAGAGTAACGTCCGT